GGGTCTTATATATGCGAGGTGCATTTAAGTAAAAAGGGATGCCCCCGGCGAGTGGGTTAACATGATAGACAACAGCTTCTATAAAAAACAACGCTGGTTGGATCTTCGGGAGTCCGTGCTTCGTGCGGCCAAGTACGCTGATCAGCTTGAAATTCGGGATGGCAAGATGGTTCCGGCAAATACAGTGCATCACATTTTCCCCAGGGAGAAATATCCTGAGTATCAGTGGTGCCGATGGAATCTGATTGCGATATCGAAGGATACGCACGAGCGGCTTCACAACCGATTTGGTGAGGATCTTTCGTTCCTCGGTTGGGAGTTACTTGTCGAGACAGCGCAGAAGCAGAACATACCAATATCAAGAGTAGTCTTGGTCATCGGTCTTCCGGGAAGTGGCAAAACCACTTGGGTAAAGCAACATATGAAAGAAGCCGTCGCTTATGACATGGATCACATAGCGGCGGCTTTTAGATTGAAATCAGCGCATGATGAGCGGCACGAACCGGCGAGACGGCTTGCCGATTTGATGGTGCGTGGGTTTACCGAAGCGGCAAAGAAATATAGTGGAATGGTTTATGTTATTCGCACGGCACCTTCGATTGAAGAGGTGACGGAACTTGGGCCGAATACGATCATCTGCTGCAAGCATCATTTCGATATATCGAGGAGAAAAGATTACAAGCGATTCTCCAAAAAATCCATTGATGAGATGGAAGCCAACATCAAGGAAATCAAGGAGTATGCAAAAGATAATAGCATAGAGTTTGTCGAGGTGTGAGAGATGGACCGCAAGCAATGGAAACGAAAGATAAAAAGGTACTGCACGGCTGCTGGAACATATAAGCCATTCTTCGAAGGGCCTATAGATACACTTGCCGGGATAATGGAGCATAGGGATCAGGCACTTGCCGTCTTTGAGGATGGTGGGTGCGAGGTTGTAATGGAATACACGAACAAGGGCGGCAATACCAATCTTGTGAAGAATCCGGCACTACAGATGATCCTGGAATGCAACGCACAGGCTCTCAACTACTGGAGAGATCTCGGCCTGACTTCGAAGTCATGGCAAGCAATGATGAAAGAGGAACAGCTAACAGCTACAGATAAACCGGGATCGTTAGAGGATGCTTTAGCTAATCTTGGAATATGAGAGTCAAGCAATATGCTGACATAGCTACGCAGTACGCAAAGGATGTTGTTTCCGGGAAGATCATAATTGGCGATGGAGTAGTCAATGCTTGCAAGCGGTATCTGAGTGACCTTGGAAGAGAAGACCTTGAGTTCAGAACATCACAGGCCGATGCGGCGGTGACGATCATGGAAGGACTCATGGTACACAGGAAGGGCGAAGCCTTGGACGGCACTCCGCTACTTGGCAAGCCTTTCAAATTAGTGCCATTCCAGATCTTTATAACATACAACCTACTTGGGTTTTGGTACAAAGGAACACAGGAAAGGCGGTACAAGGAAGCCTTTATCATGCTTGGACGCAAGAACGGGAAGACGAGTTTTGTTGCTTCCTTGGCTTTTGCAATGAGCATAATTCAAAGACGGTCGGGGTCTACTGTGTATGTAGTAGCCGCCGCCTTGAAACAGGCTCTGGAGAGTTTTGAGTTCCTCAAATTCTCACTGGACTACAAGAAACTGTCCGACATGATGGACATCAAGAACAACTCTTTTGAGCATTCCATCAAGTACCAATTCGTAAAGGATGGCAGACCGGACGGAACTATTGACATTCAGATCATGGCATCGAATCCTGATGCACAGGATTCTTTTAACTGTAACTTTGCCATTGCTGACGAGGTTGCGGCATATAAGAAACCGGCACAGTATAACCGATTCAAGGAAGCCATGAAGTCATACACGAACAAGCTGATGGTCGGCATTACAACAGCTGGCGATAACATCAACTCGTTTGGTTATCATCGTATGGAGTACGCTTTGAAGGTAGCGGATGGGACATTCACTGATGACTCATTCTTTTCCTTTGTTGCAAGAGCCGATCAGGATGACAAGGGAAACGTAGATTTCACGAATCCCATTCAGCATCAAAAGGCGAACCCGAATTATGGTGTGACCATCAGGCCGGAAGAGATTCTGCAAGAATCCTTGCAAGCCAAGAATGATCCGCAACAGAGAAAAGACTTCCTGTCACGATCATTGAATATATATACCGCCGCCATGAATGCATGGTTTGACATAGAGGAATGGAAGAGGTCTGACGCTCAGTACACATGGACGCTTGAGGAATTGGCGAAGATGCCGATAGATTGGTACGGCGGTGCCGATCTGTCCCGAATGTACGATATGACGGCGGCGGCTCTTGTTGGGAAATATGGCGATGTGGACATCGTCATCACCCATGCTTTCATTCCACGGACGCAGATCAATGCGAAATTGGAAGAGGACGGCATCTCTGTTTACGATTGGCTGGACAATGATTGGATGACGCTATGCAACAATCCGACGATTGACGCAGCAGATGTAGTCAAGTGGTTCTCGGACATGAGAGCGAGAGGGTTCAAGATCCGTCAGGTTGGTCATGACCGGAAATTCGCCGGTGAAGAATACTTCCCACTGATGAAAAAGGCGCATTTCTCCATCGTGGATCAGCCGCAGTTATATTATCTGAAGTCCCAAGGCTTCAGACATCTGGAAAAGGCCGCAAAGGACGGAAAGCTATATTACCTTCATTCCGGTGCCTATGAGTATTGCGTAGGCAATGTAAAGGCGAGTGAAGGGGTAGACGATGCGGTCATGTACGAGAAGATTATGGAGCATACCAAGATAGACTTGTTTGATGCTTCTGTTTTCGCAACTATCCGAATGCTCAAGGATAATGAGAAAAGAAAAAAAGCGAGAGATTGGTTTGGAGGATGAGTAGATGGGTCTATTTGATTCTTGGCGAAATCCCACTGTCACAAGCTACAAGCAGAGAGATGGTGGCACCGCTGCCGAGGTGAATAAGAAGTCCAGCATTGTATGGCTGAGTTCTCCCGATGCCTTTAATGTGCTGTGTACACAGGGGTATGTCACATTAGATAAATGCCCGGAGATTATGACGGCTTGCTTCAAGATAGCGCAGATCATCTCCTCTGTGACCATCCATCTGATGGCGAACACGGAAGACGGGGACGAGCGAATCGTCAATGAGTTATCAAGGAAGATTGATATTGATCCCATGCCGAATATGACAAGGCAGACATGGATCACGGCGATAGTCATGACCATGCTTCTGTATGGCAAAGGCAATGCGGTAGTTATTCCGCACACCAAGGACGGCTATCTCGATTACATGGAGCCGATTTCGGCTGAACGTGTTCAGCTTCTTCCGGTCGGAACATCCTTCATGGACTACGAGATCTGGGTAGACGGATATAAGGTGTATAAGCCTGAGAATGTCATGCACTTCGTGTACAACCCTGACAAGACGTATCTGTGGAAGGGCCGTGGTTTTGAGGTGTCGCTGAGAGATGTAGCGAATAGCCTTAAACAGGCCGCCGCCACGGAAAAGGCTTTCATGACATCCGAATATAAACCGTCCATCATCGTAAAGGTGGATGGCCTGACGGATGAGTTCGCAAGTCCGCAAGGACGGCAGAATCTGATTGATGATTATCTTACTCCACAGGCACCTGGTGCGCCGTGGATCATTCCGGCAGAACAGTTCTCTGTGGAGCAGATCAAGCCGCTGACTCTTTCTGATTTGGCTATCAATGATACAGTTACACTTGATAAAAAGACGGTCGCTTCAATTCTTGGGGTGCCGCCTTTTGTTTTGGGTGTAGGTGCATATACCAAGGAAGAATGGAATTACTTCATTCAGACCACGATCATGAACATCGCCAAGGGCATGGCGCAAGAGATGACCAAGAAACTGATCCTCTCTCCGTCTTGGTATCTGAAGTTTAATGTCCGGTCCCTGATGGATTGGGATATCAAGACTCTTTACGATGTTTACTCTGGCCTGTCTGACAAGGGTCTTGCCACCGGCAATGAGGTTCGTGACCAGCTTGGAATGTCACCCAAGGATGGCCTGAACGATCTGCGGATACTGGAAAACTACATCCCGTCCGACATGATCGGAAACCAGAAGAAACTGATCCAGGGGGAATAAGAAGATGGAAAGAAAAATCAAACAGATAAGGTCTTCCTTATCGCAATTCGAAACGAGAGAAGACGGCGAAGCACTCCACATTACTGGATACTTCGCCGTTTTTAATAGCAACTATGAAATGGGTTACGGAATGAGCGAATCAATCGCTCCCGGGGCCTTTTCAAACAGCCTTTCCGGTGACATCCGGGCATTGATCAATCATGATACCACCTTAGTTCTGGGGCGCACTAAGGCGCATACCCTTGAACTAAGACAGGATGAACGTGGTCTGTGGGGTGACATCACCATCAATCCGAACGATGGGGATGCCATGAATCTGTACCAGCGTGTCAAACGTGGCGATGTTGATCAGTGTTCTATTGGATTCTTTATTGTCTCCGAGGAAACCGACTTCCGAGAAGATGGTAGTGTTCATTGGACAATCACCGACATTGATCTGTTTGAAGTCAGTTGCTGCACGTTCCCGGCTTATGAAGAGACGGCCATTGCCGCCAGGACCGCTGAGAAGAAGGATCTTGAACAGCGTTACTCAGAAGCCTGGAAAAAGAAAATGAAAGAGAGGTTACAAAATGCTCAGAGTTCTGATGCTCCGCAAGAGGATTAATGACAAGAAGAAAGATCTTGAAAAGATCCTTGCGGCCGAGACCGATCTTTCCAAGCGTGAAGCGGATATCTCCGCATCCATTGAAGAAGCCGCCACTGAGGAAGAGCGAGCAGCGGTTGAGGAAGCTATCACCGCTTTCGAATCCGACAAGGCCGCTAACGAAGAAGCAAAAGGTGCGCTTGAGAGAGAAATCGGCGAAATGGAAACCGAACTGGCAGAACTGGAAAATGCCCAGAATGCCGGTGAACAGGCTGAATCCAATAATGCGCCTGTTGAAGAAAACAGAAGTGAGGTAAAAATCATGAACAGAACTAAATTTTATGGTATGACCGCTCAGGAAAGAGATGCTTTCATCGCTCGTGATGACGTAAAGACTTTCCTTGGCATCGTTCGCTCTGCTGTCGCTGAGAAGAGAGCGATTACTGGCGCATCTGCGCTGATCCCCCAGGTTATGCTTGATCTGCTCCGTGAGAACGTGATCGAGTATTCCAAACTGTACAAGCACGTTAATGTTCAGCGTATCGCTGGCCAGGGCCGCATGCCCATCGAGGGAACTATCCCCGAAGCCGTATGGACCGAGATGTGCGCCAATCTGAACGAGCTGGATCTGTCCTTCAGCCAGATCACTGTAGATGGCTACAAGGTAGGCGGTTACTTCCGCATCTGCAATGCCATTCTCCAGGACTCCGACATCGATCTTGCCCGTGAGGTTCTGGATGTGCTTGGCCGTGCCATCGGCCTTGCTCTGGATAAGGCTATCCTTTACGGAACCGGCACCAAGATGCCCCAGGGTGTTGTTACCGCTCTGGCCGCTGTTACCAATACTCCGAATATCGTTTCCCATGCCGCTTCCGTTGTGGATCTGGCTCTGTGGAAAGCACTGGTCGGTGACTCCGGCAAGGCAAAATCCAATTACTCCCGTGGCCAGAAGGTGTGGGTCATGAACGAGACCACTTACACCACCCTGATCCAGAATGCTCTGTCCATCAATGCCGCTGGCGCAATCGTCTCCGGTGTCAATGGTCAGATGCCTGTGATCGGCGGTGTCATTGAGGTTCTGAACTTCGTTCCCGATAATACTATCATCGGCGGCTACTTCGATCTGTATCTGCTGGCAGAGCGCAGAGATGTTGAACTGAACACTTCCGAACACGCTTTCTTTATCGCAGATCAGACCGCATTCAAGGGTACTGCACGTTATGACGGTAAGGTTGTCAAGAACGATGCCTTTGTGGTTATCGGTCTTAACGGTGTGACTCCTACCGCTGCTGCGGTTTCCTTCGCACAGGATACCGCCAATACCGGCGAGTGATGTACCGGGTAATTTCATACTTCACCGATCTTCAAGATGGGGATCATCCATACAACGTGGGTGATCCCTTTCCTCGTAAAGGCAAAGAGGTGAGTGCGGAACGGCTTGCCTATTTAGCCAGTAATAAAACGAGGAGAGGTTTCCCCGTGATCGAGGAAGTAGTCGAGAAGAAGCCAGCCAAAACTACAAAGAGGACTAAGAAAGAGGTCTAAACATGGATGAAGCATGGTCTGCTATCCTTGCCGATCTGTTGGCGGCTGTGAAGGTTGACATCGGAATTACTACATCAGCTTATGACAATAGGCTGAAGCAGTATATCAAGTCTGCGTATAAGGCGATTTCCATCGAAGGAATTGTGCTAGACGCAGAGGATGATCTGGATAAGCAGCTTGTCACCATGTATGCGGCTTGGCTCTGGCGCAGAAGAGATACCGGCGAAGGGATGCCAAGAATGATCCGGTATGCCCTTAATAATCGTCTGTTCTCGCAGAAAATGAAAGTGGTGAGTGGCAGTGAATGACGATGTCCTCACCCTTATATCAACAGTAAATACACAGGACGAATATGCCGTCTTCCATGAGGAGAAGGTAGAGCGTGATGTGTTTTGTCAGGTATATAGCATATCAAGGTCTGAGTTTTACGGATCAGGCAGAAGCGGTCTGAATCCCGAATATGAGTTCAGAGTGTTCGCCGGGGACTATGAAGGGGAGAAGCTTTGCAAATTCCACAATCAGGAATATGCAATCTATCGAACCTACATTGTTCCCGGTGAAGACTATATAGAACTCTATGTGGAACGAAAGGGCGGCACCAATGGGTAGAAAGAAGATCACCCCGGAGCAACTCACCAAGGAGATTAAGAAGATCCTCAATCAATATGGTGAGATCACCTGGAGCAATGTCGATGAAGCGGCAAAGAAAGTAGCCAAAAAGGCGAGAACTGCGGTAGCAAATAATTCACGGCAATTCAACTCCAGATGGGGTGAGAACGTATATGCGTCAGGGTGGCGAGTGAAGGAAGACAGAGGACTCTGGTGGTCATCTTATATTGTTCATCAATCTAAGGTGCCTACAGAGACTCACTTGCTTGAGTATGGGCATGAGCTTACTCCTGGTATGCCGATGCATAACAGGGATGGCGAGTTTATCGGAATCAACCACGCATCCAGAGCAAAAGCCTATCCGCATATTGCGCCCGTGGCCCAAAAGGTCCCGGAAGACATGGAGCAAGAGGTGTTAAATGCGATACGCAGAAGTAACTAACATTCTGGCGAATATCGGTCTGCCGCTGGCATACCGTGAGTTCAAAGACCAAACTCAGAAGGTCCTCCCGTACATAGTCTACTTCTATGACGGGAATGACGATATGTACGCAGACAACATCAACTATCAGGAGATAGAAGGTCTGCGGATCGAACTATATACCAAGGATAAAGACTTCGCCACGGAGCGGATGGTCGAAACTGCTCTTAAGGCTGCTGAGATCGCCTACTCCAAGGATGAGGTTTTTATAGAAGACCAAAAAATGTATGAAATCATTTACGAAAGCGAGGTAGTCATCAATGGCTAACAAGATTAAATATGGTCTGAAAAACGTCCATTATGCAATCGCCACGATCAATGCCGAAGACAACACCGCCACCTATGGTGAGCCTGTTGCCATTCCCGGTGCGGTCAATCTGTCCCTTGATCCCCAGGGCGAAAACACTCCTTTCTATGCGGATAATATCGTCTATTATCTGACTCTGGCCAACAATGGCTATGAAGGAGATCTGGAAATCGCCTATATCCCTGAGTCCTTTGCCAAGGACGTCCTGGGCGATATCGATGATGGCAAGCACGTTCTTGTGGAGAATGCGAATGCGACTCCTGTCCACTTTGCTCTGCTCTTCCAGTTTGAGGGCGATGTCAAGGCAACCAAGCACGTTATTTATAACTGCGTGGCCGCCCGTCCCAACGTGGAAGGTGCTACCAAAGAGGATACCGTCACTCCTCAGACCGAGACTCTGTCTCTGACCGCAACTCCTATTTACTGCGAAGCACTGGCTCATGAGATCGTCAAGGCTCGGACCGGCGAGACTACGGATAACACCACTTACGGTGCATGGTTTGGCGCTGTGTACCAGCCTACCGCACCGGTTACCACTCCGTAAGCATTTCCCATTGAAAGGAGATATGGATGTTCAGCTTTAATCTGGAACTTGGAAAAAAGAAGGTCAAGCTTCTGACCACCGCATCTACTGCCATTTACTATAAGCAGATCTTCAAAGAGGATCTGCTTTATTATATGCTTGTCCGGGCCAATTCCGAGGAAACCAATGACGCAGAAGCCATTGATGTGGCGCAGAAACTCTGCTTCGTCATGATGAAACAGGCAGAAAAGGCAGATATGACAACCATCTCCGCTGATGATTACATCGCATGGCTCGATACTGTCAGCCAGATGGATCTGATCAGGAGAGCGTTTTATATTATCGCTATCTACAAAGAGGATATGGACGGTTTATCCGTTTCAAAAAAAAAGGAAGACGAACAGAGCGCAGTTTAAACACTGCGCTCTTTCTTCTTAGATCGATACAGTTAGGTCTGAGATTAGAAGATCTTGACCGGCTTACTGTGGGCGATGTCTTGGATTTATTTATAGAATCCGGCAATGACCATGAGACATATCAGGAAGTAGCCAGTCAGGAAGATTTCGATAAATTCTAAGGGGGTTCGTTGTGGCAAGTAATGGTATCAGGGTTCGTGGTATCACGATTGAAATCAAGGGAGATACAACGGGCCTTGTAAATTCTTTTAAGAGTGTAGATGCTCAGCTGAAAAGGGTCCAAGGCAATCTTGGCGCACTTTCCAGCTATATGGCAAGAGATACCTCTTTCGGTGGTCTTTCCACCAAGTTCGAAGCAATCAAGGTAAAAAATGAAGAACTTGGAACGGCCATCAACAGAGTAAAACAGAAAATAAAACTTGAAAAGCAAGCACTTGCTCAACTGACGGGCGCAGATCCTACACCGCAAATGCTGGAGAGAAGACAGGCATTAAACACTCAGCTTGTCCTCGATCAGGCGCAGTTACAAGAACTTGAGAAAGAGTATAAAAACTGGGGTTCTGTTGCCAAACAGGAAGCTTTAGCTGTCGGTGAAGCGTTTGAAACTGCCGGCAGCAAGATGAAGGATCTTGGCGGCAAGCTGTCAAGCACCGGACGAGAACTGACAACCTATGTCACTGCACCGATTGTCGGTGTTGGAGCCGCAGCTTTCAAATCCAGTGTGGAATTTGAGACGGCTATGGACAAGGTGCAATCTGTCACCTTGGATGCTACGGCAGAGGATATGGAGCGGCTGAGTCAGGCTGTTCTTGAAATGTCCGGCCAATCAAAGTACTCAGCGGCTGAAGCGTCTGAAGCACTGTACTACATGGGCCTTGCCGGTTGGGATGTAGAGGAAATGCTTTCCGCACTTCCGAGCGTCCTTGCTGTTGCTACGGCTGGAGAGATGGATCTTGGCCGTGCTTCTGATATTGTTACAGACTATTTTACGGCTTTCGGCGAAGGTGCCGGAACCGTTGAGAATATGGTCGATGTCATGGCAAGAACCATGGTATCGTCCAATACAGATATAGATCAGCTTGGTGATGCCTTTAAGTATGTTGCCCCTGTTGCCGGTGCGATGGGATATTCCATTGAGGATGTATCCTTTGCACTTGGTCTGATGGCAAACAATGGTATCAAGGCATCTCAGGCCGGTACTTCTCTGCGTCAGTTTATGCAGAGACTTGTAAAGCCCACCGCAGAAGTAGAGACCGCAATGGAATCCTTGGGAATCACGGTTGCCAATGATGATGGCTCTCTAAAGTCTTTCCGTCAGGTGATGGATGAACTTCGTGGTGCTTTAAATGGAGTGATCGAGCCGGGAAGCGAAGCAGCAGAACAGATCAACCTACTGAATCAGCAACTGGAAGAGGGAGAGATCTCCGAAGAAGAGTATAGCGAAGCACTACAGGATGTCATCGAAGGTGCCGGCGGTGTAACTGGTGCGGAAAAGGCGAAGAATGCCGCCATCCTTGCCGGTGTTCGTGGCATGTCTGGTCTGCTCGCTATCGTCAATGCGACGGAAGAGGACTATAACACTCTTTCTGCGGCTATTGAAGGAACAACCACCGCCCAGGATATTGCCAATGTGATGATCGACAATACTCAGGGACGGATGGAGATCCTCAAGCACTCTGCCGAGAATCTTGGCATTTCCTTCGGTCAGGTCATGGCCCCGTATGTCGAAAAGGGCATATCGGCTCTGTCCGGCCTTGTCCAGAAATTCAGTGAACTGGATGACGGGACGAAGGATACAATCGTCCGCATAGCTGGTATTACGGCGGCTGTCGGACCGGCTCTGATTGTAGGCGGTAAAGTCATTTCATCCATCGGCTCCATATCGTCCGGCATCGGTGGAATCATCAAATTAGTCGCTACGCATCCCATCTTAGCCGCCGTTGGCGCACTTGCCGCTGGTATCGGCATTCTGATTGTCAAGCATAAAGAGCATGAAGCCGAACTGGAAGCGGAACGGCAAAAGACGTATGGTCTAAGTGAGGAGCAAAAGAATCTTATCACTGCCATTGACGAATCTGCCCAGGCTTATGAAAATGCCAAGACCGCAAGGGAAGAAGCGGCTTCAAATATTGACAGTGAGATCGGCTATCTGCAAAACCTTGAGACGGAACTTTCCAACCTGGTTGATGAGAACGGCCATGTAAAGGAAGGGTACGAGGATCGTGTAGCCTTTATCGTTGGCGAACTCAACGATGCCCTTGGAACTGAAATCGAACTGAACGGCGATATCATCACAGATTATCAAACTATGCAAGGTGAGATTGATAATCTGATCGAAAAGAAGCGTCAGCAGCTTGCTCTCCAATCCTTTGAGGAGCAGTACCAGCAAGCACTTCATGATTCTGCCGAACAGTACCACAACTATACCGATGCTGTCGAACAGCATGAGGTTCAGCTTGGCAAAGTAACCAAGGCCGAAAAGGCGATGGCTGAGTATGAGAAGAAATACATCGGCTATTCAGAGGATGCCAGGCAGCAGATTCTTGCCAATGATGATGCCTATCAGAACCTGGTAGCAGATTATGAAACCGCCAAGGCGGCAGAAGAAGAACTGGCCGAAGCCGTCACGAATGCCCAGACGGTCTATGCGGATAATCAGAACTTCATTGAGAACTATCAGTCGGCTGTTACGGCGGCAACTACCGGAACTACTCAGGAAGCCAAGCAAGCCATCAATATGCTTCTGTATGATTTCCAGAGATTCGGAACGGCCACAGAGACTCAGCTTCAAGATCAGGTAAACAAGTACCAGAAGATGTATGAACAGGCCCAGAGAGACGTTGAAGCCGGTGTGGCTGGTGTCTCTCAGGCTACCGTTGATGGTTACGCTGAGATGGTTCGCCTTGCCCAGATTGAACTTGATAAACAGAACGGTGTTATCCGTGATAAGGGCAAGGAAGGAGTGCAGATCGCCGGACAGAATGGTAAGGCTATGGCGAACGCTGAAGCCAAAGGCCTTTCTTCCGTCAGCATGAGCGGCCCTGGATCTGAGCATATCAAACAGTATATTGGTGGACTTAGTTCTCAGGAGAGAGCGGCACAGGATGCCGCCAAGGCCGCTGCGGAGCGGAGCAAGACAGGCTTCAAATCCGTAAATATGCGTGGTCCTGGTTCTGAGGTCGCTCTGGAATACGTCGAAGGTATCAAGGCCGAAGCACCCAAGGCGGCAACGGCTGCTACCAATATGGCCAATGGCGCAGTGGCCGCCGCAAACAAAGTTAGTGGCTATGATTCTGGTGCCAACTTCTCAAAGGGTGTTGCCAAAGGTATCAGGGATTACATCTATACCATAGAAGAAGCCGCCAACGCAGCGGCATCTGCCGGTAAGCAAGGATTTAACAAGCCTATCGCCATCCGGTCTCCTTCAAGAGTCATGATGGAATCCGGTAAATACTTTGATCAAGGTATCGCCATCGGTATCCGTGACAATGCCCGTGATGTCATTGCCGAAGCTTCCCGACTTTCCGAGGAGACGGCGGCGGCGATGCAGTACAACACGGCGGCCCCTGGCTATGGCATGAATGCCGGTTCCGGATCAAATAGGACGCTGAACATGGGCGGTGTGAGCATCGTAATCAATCAGCAGCCGGGTGAGAATGCGGAACAGCTTGCAGAGATCGTCATGGAGCGGATTGAGCGAGAAACAGTACAAAGGCAAATGGTGATGGCATGAGACAGCTAATAATTGACGGAACATCTTTGCTTTACGAATGGGGTGTCTGGATCGCCGGAGACAATGTCTTCAACGGCGCAGATGCCAATGTGGATACGGTCAAGGTCCCTGGTAGAAACGGGGACCTTGTTTATTCCAATAAGAGATATAACAATTTTCAGCTGATCTACCCGGCGGCTATTCCGAAGAGATTCAGTGAGAGGTATATGGATCTCCGAGCGTTTCTGTATCAGGATGTCGGGTACAGACGGATTGAAGATTCGTATTTCCCTGATATGTTCCGCATGGGACGGATTACCGGGCCGACGAATCCGAGCAAGATCGTCTGGACGGGCGATGTCGGTCTTTTCAATCTGACTTTCGATTGCAAGCCACAGCACTTCTACAAATCCGGTGAGCAAGCGACAACCCTCACGGCGAATGGAAGCATCACGAATCCGACATTGTACACTTCCATGCCTATGATCAGGGTGTACGGCTTCGGAACGATTACCGTCAACGGAACACCAGTGACGATTGCGGAACATAACTACGCTTATACCGATCTGGATTGCGAGATCCAGGATGCCTACAACGGGGATGCGAATTTGAACAGATTCGTCACAGTGGACGGCGATGCTTTCCCTGTCCTGTCTCCCGGAACGAACAATATACTGATAGGATCAGGGATTACAAGGGCTGAAGTGAAACCGAGGTGGTGGACTCTATGATACCCATCCTTTATCCAAAAACGGAGACTTCTTTCACCGACAACGGTCTTGGGCGGCTGGCAGATGCCCAGAGCGCAGTTGCTACGGAAGAGAGAAATGGTATCTTCGAATTGGAGATCGTGTATCCCGTTTGGGGAGTACATTTCAACGATATCGAGGTGGATTGCTACATCAAGACGATATGCAATGCCAAGAAGCAGAACCAGCTTTTCAGAGTCTACTCGATTACCAAGCCTATCAATGGCAAGTGTACGATCCGAGCGGAACACGTTTCCTATCAGATGCTGCATATCCCCCTGATGCCCTTCACGGCTGTCGGGGCGGCGGCAACATTTGCGGCTATTCCGCAGAATACTGTCGGAGATAATCCTTTCACCTTCTACACGAATGTGGAGTCTGAAAGAAGATTCTCTCTGTATTATCCAAAATCCCTTCGTGGCGCACTCCAAGGTGATCAGTGGTCTATTCTACAGAACTTTGGCGGTGAGTACGAATGGGACAATTTTAACGTCCGGCTTCTTGTCCAGCGTGGTGCAGATAATGGTGTAGTTCTGCGGTACGGAAAGAATATTACTGATCTGAAACAGGAAGAGAATATCCAGCAGACATATACCGGCATTGTTCCGTATTGGTACGGATACGAAGGAGAAGAGCAGAAGCTGGTCACCCTCCCTGAGAAGGTGCTTTGGTCGGAGAACGCTTCGAACTTCCCGTATACCAGGGCATTGACGGTTGATCTTACAGATCAGATCGAGAACGAGCCTACCACGGCGCAGCTTAGAGCCGCCGGTCGGGCATACATTGAGCGGAATGACATCGGCATCCCGGCGGTGAGCATCTCCCTTTCCTTCGTGGATCTCTCCCAGACGGATGAATACAAGGATCTCGCTCCTGAGATGCTGAATCTGTGCGATATCATCACTGTCAAATTTGAAGAACTGGGCATCTCCAAACAGGCGAAGATCACACGAACGAAGTATGACATCCTGAGAGAGCGATACACCAATCTGTATATTGGTGAGTCTTATCACTCCCTTGCTTCGATCATCGCCAATAACACGGCTGAGATCTCCGCATCTCAGGAGATCGCCAATAACAGGATGACATCTGCCATTGAAAAGGCCACAACGGTGATCAACGGCTCCCTGGTTGGCGCATCGCAGAAGACAATCACTGATGCCAACGGCAATCCTGTCGGCACGATCTGGATGGATTCCACGGACGAAGCGACAGCTGTTAACTGTATCAAAATCAATGCCAATGGCATAGGCTTTTCCACTACCGGACCGAACGGAGATTATACAACGGCCATTTATTTCGATCCTGATCTTGGCACCTGGGTAATCAATGGCGAGTTCCTTAATGTTCTGCATCTGAATGCCGGGAATATGACAGTAGGAACACTGCAAGATGCTACTGGTGACAACTACTGGAATCTTTCAACCGGCGAAATGCGCCTGACCGGCATTGATGTCGGTGTAGGTGCGAGGAACTACATCAGGGAATCAAATACTCTGGATTTCGAAGCGGATTCCTTCGCCTGGAACTTCGTTTTCAACGGCAACCAAGCCTTACTTAATGGAGAAGAAATGGAGGTTTTGTATCATGCCTAATCAAAGCTTAGTGGATTTAACAGAACGAACCGCAACGGCAGACACGGACTTAATCCATGTGAATAGTGGTGGGACGGATTATAAGCAAGCAAAATCTAATTTTACCGCCGACCTCGCAACGAATGTATCATTCAACAACACAAGTACGCTTGAATCTCAGATAGAAGCCCTTGGAAACACTTTCCACGTTTATACTGGCTATATCGAATCTTATGGGCATCAGACGGCAACGGGTGTACCACAGAATACGAATTTCTTCGTTACTGTCTATGTCAAAGATGCATCCCATAAGCGTGTAGTTATCAGACGTGCGATATCGGGAAATGAAGCCTATACGAAGTATTATGGCGGTTCTTCCGTTGGATGGTCTGAATGGGTACAAGAACCTTCGAGAGCAGAAATTACTTCGCTAAACAACAGTTTAACGAATAGTTCCATTTCCGTAAACGCAGGTAATTCAGCGGTAACAATAACAAGAGGCAATTCTTATAAATGGGGAAATATAATTGTTGTTGCGGTCAGGTTTCAAGTTACTTCTGCCTTGGCAATCTATGACTATGTGCTTCAGATACCAAGTGCCTACAGAATAGTATCAGATGTATATGCTCCTTTGATGAGTAGCTATTTCACCACTATGGCAGACAAAGGGCTTTATGCTGACGCAGGAAGTTATACTATTAGAGCATCGTCTGCAATTCCAAGCGGTAACTATTCCGCATATATTCCTTTGCTTGTGAGGAACGCTTAATCCTTATACCACACTCGCAGATTTAGTCCCTTTATAACCACACCTGCATCACCGCCAACAAAGAATTTGGTTTGTGCATCATACATACCTGCTATAAAAAACGCTCCTGTCGTAGAAGACCACGAAAGAATGTTTATAGCAACTATCTGCTTTCCGACAACTGCGGAAGGTTTGTCAAAAGAAGCCTCATGATTTGAGCCGATGGTGATATCAGGGTAAGCCCCAGTATCATAATATTTCGTTAAACTGTTGCTTTCCGCAATCCTTACGGCTCAATCTGATAAGCTACAACGGCTACGTTGTTATTTGCTGAACTTCCTGATTTTGCCCAAACGTAGTAAGTACCTTGCCCAACGATGGCGGTACATGATATGGATACATTCGTTATTCCACTTAC